GGAAAGGGTTCATGCTGTGCAGATGTATCTCCTTGCATAGCTCCATATATACCAGCTAAGTATTCCATATCTTGCTTGCCTTCATTTACAATCCCAAAGAAAGCATTAGATAGTGGTGCTGGCTGTACCGGAGGAGGGGCCATTGCACCAGGCCTTACTGGCAATAATGCTCCTGGAGCACTTGAATATTGTTCCCAATAATCAGTATCAATGCTGCCTTCCTCATGTAACCATCTTAAGCTACTCCCCAAAGAGGCGTTATGAATCATTAATTGGTGAGCCTTGTTCATCTCCCTTTGCTTTCCAATTAATGGCGATACAGCAGATATTGGGAACGGAGTACCAGTCCATTTAAAGTGAAACGGAACAATAGGATACTCTGTAATCTGTTCAGGTAATACTTTTTCATATAACGTTACGTCACCTACAACACAGCTTAATTTAATTCTATTTCCATAGAATGTAGCAGTATCTACTATCATCTTTGAGAAAGTAGGGTCTTGAGACATTATTTTAAATTCTTTTTCTGAAACAACTTTATTCTCTATTTGAGATATCTCAGCTTGTAAATCACTAATCATTTGTTGTTCAGCTGCAGCTAATTGAGTCTCCATATTCTTAACTGCTTTTTGCATTTCAAGTTCAAATCTTTGAGGAAGCATCTCACCAGCCTCAACAGCCATTTGCATGCGTTGTTGTTGCTCCAATATACCTACTTCCATCTCAGCCTTCATCTCAGATAGCTGGACCTTAACTTGCTGTTGTACTTGAGCTATTTGGTCTTCATTAGGTGGCATTCTATAAAATACATTTACATAGCCTATCTTAACCTTTTCATATGTTTCAAATAACTCTAATAAATTATCGTTCTCTCCATTAGAAGGATCATAAGATTCTGACTCGCTTATATCTTTATAAGTAAAGTCTTTCTGCATCTTTAATGATTTCTCTGTATAATTATATTCTGTTTGCTGATTAGAACTAGCTTTTCTAATCTTTCTAACCATAGATGGGAACATTTGTTCTAGATGTGATACTGGTAGTATCTTTCTAATCATTACAAATGCAGCATCTTTAAATAAGATATCCCTAGATTTAGGATCTACAAATATATCAAAAGGTTCTGGCTGCTTAATAACAACATCACCCATTCCATTATCTGAGTCAGGATCAACAGTAACTAATAAATATCCAATTGATTTAGTAATAGAATCATTTACAGCATTAGCAAAAAGAGTTGCCCCATCAGATAGATCCCATATATAATCAGCTACATCAGAAAATACATGAGCAACATCAGTATCACTAGCATCTACTCCAACCGCTTGCCATCTAGGTGTATTAGCAGTAGCATAAAAGTTTAACATTTCTACTACAGGCATAATTCTGTTAATAGTGAAATCAGGCATTCCTTGCTCTGAAAGATGCCTTTGTTCTTCTTCTGTTAATTGATTATCATTGGCAAAGTCAAAACCTTTTTGGTTAATTCTCTCCCACTTAACTCTACTAGCTCCATTAACTTGATCGAATAAATGTCTTACTCTATCTGCATTTTTATCTTTTCTTTTTGCCATAATTCCCTTTATTTAGAAGCTACAAATACCTCTACTGAACCTTCAACTGTAGATGACTCTGAAACAGCCTGTATAGCATCTATTTCTGTTAATCTCATCCCTTTCATTGTATCTGCTGATACTTGAACTTTAGGGCTATACCATACTTTACTTTCGCCTGGCTTTAGTTTATGTATAATATAGTTATCATTATCATAAAGTTCTTGCGAGGAACCAGCACCCGTAGTTGTACCCCAATATGGCTCACTGCCATTTTTTGCACTAACTTTCATTCCATTATTATCTATAAATGTAAACAAAACTATTTCAGAAACACCATTATTAGTTATTCTAGCATATTGCACATTATCATTATCAAATCCACCACCACTTCCCCCGGATGCCCCACTAGATTTTACTACTAAGCCTGAAGTTATTGTGTCAGAAAAGTTTAACAATGTTACATTTGTTGGGCTATCATTAGTAAAAAAGTTTTTATTTGATGCTGTTGCTAATGCAGAAGCAGGTCTAGTCGAAGTAAATAATACATTTTGTGCAAATGCATATCCATATATTTCTCTCGTTTCAATACTTGGACCAGGATTAGTATGAGTTATTTTAAGATATGGAAGAGTCCCGTCATCTGTAATATTTCCAATGGTAAATGGTGCGCCTGCAGCAACCCATAAATCTAATGACTTTTTAATTGAAGTAAGAAGACTCTTTCTATTCGTTAAGTTATTCTCAGCTCCAAGTATATTTTGTACACCGGCCTTATATTTAGTGCTAGCACTTTGGGCTAAATCATTATCTAGCTTAATTTCTATTGTATCTGAAAACTCTATAAATTTACTACTACCAGTTGCACTTGCCGCAACATCAAGCTCAAACTCTGTATCGCTTATAATTTTAGCAACACATGCATCTGATGGTAAATAAGTTCCTGAAGAATCAATAACACGCATACCTACCTTGATCCTGTTGGGGTTAGAATCAGCATGAGTTATATATTTTTCTCCAGATACAGTTGAGCCTTGTATTGAAAATTGATTTCCAGTAAAATGTATTCCATCATGAGTTGTAGCCCCAGCAGCATTTACAGGCAGATTAAATATAGCAGGATTACTTGCATGTATTGATGCAACCCAGTCATCCTTTCCCGTTTCATGAGTTGCTCCACTCCCAATAGTATCAGTGTCAGAACCTACTAAATCTAATCCAGTAGCTACACAAGATAAAGTTCCCTCTGTTACATAATCTGCTATAGTTGTTGCAAGAGTAATTGCAGCGCTACCAGTACCTGCTCCTCCACCTGCAGATTTAAATTGTCTGCCTGTATGAGCTTGAATATACATAGTTTTTTCGTCATGAGAGCCAACCGCAGGGACCTCTGCTACATGTAGATATGTATAAGATGCAGTATTTTTATTTACAGATATAGTCTCTTGGTATATATTTTTTATATTAGATATATTATGACTATGACTATTTTTTACTCTTTTACCTTTAACTATAGATTCTTCTATATTTGTTAATTTTAAATTTGCCATTATTGCTCCTCTTCTGGCTCTTGTTCATCCACATCTTTTTCTCGTTGGGATGGTATTTTTTCTGTTAAATCTTCTAATGTAAATAGGTCAGGCATTATTTTGACTCTAAATTTTTTCTAGTTGCATTAATATAATAATCAATGGCATCTTGATAGGTTTTTGTTTTTTTAAATTGCCTTTGCTGGCCTTTGCTTAAGTTCTTTAATAATGTTGGTCTAATTAAATTATAATAATAAGTATTATCCTCTGTATAGGCCAAGCTTAATCTAGCCATACCCTTTCCTCCCTGCTGATGCAATAAATAATCTAACAAAGGTTTTTCTAAAGAATTAATAAATTCAAAATTTCCACTAGTATTAGCTATATTATTCTGCAAACTTTCTCTTCTTTTTGGGATCTCTAATACAGAAGCTTTTGCAGATTGATATAAATCATACCTATCTATCCCCCACGCCTCTGCTTCTTGTGGCCCTATCTGAAAAGGACCCTGATATACCCCTGTGTTCATATCTGGATCTTGACCATATGAGCTTTCATATCCATAAATCTTTGCTAAGGTATTTAAATCATAACCCGTCTCATCAGAAACTATCTTTAGTATGCTTAAATCAGCTAATTCTACATTAGGGTATGATGGATGCCTTTCGCCATAATTCATTATTTCAGCCATTATGCTAATGCCCAATTCTTAGGTTTAGGTAAACTTTTCTTCCATACACCTTCTTTATCCTGTTTCATAGAATTAGGTTGATGTGCATATTTACATGCATATGCTAATGCATCAATTGCATCATCATGTCCCATTCTAGGACCAAATGTAATTATTTCCCTTTGCAAATCGTACTGATCCTTTTTGAGATGGATTGTGCCAACTGAAAACCTTTGTGCCAATATTTCTTGTATTCTATCCCTTTTAGACATCCTAGTACCCGGTTTTTCTGCAGTATACTTAACAGTAAAGTCATTACGTCTTCGCATTTCTGCATTAAGCGATTGGAAGACTGGTTTTGACATAGTAGTGTCTTCAACGCAGAATAAGTTCGGTCCATATATTTCATTGTAGTCGAACATATAGTCAACAATTCCTTTTTTAGAATCGCCTGGTATACCAAGTACAGGTAGAGACCGCTTCCGTAAATAATCAAGGACATAGCAATTATTGTTAGCATCAACACCCACAGCGAGTAGCACAGAAAAATCACTGTCCCTACGAGTACTATCTGTAGCAGGATCGACACCCACGAAAACGTTAACAGGCCGCTCATCCCCTTCAGCCGTTCTAATATAATTAATACCGCTTTCTTTATCCCTGTAAAAAGTCCCATCCCAGTATTTGATATGGTCTCTAGTAAAGATTGCATCTTCATCACTCTGAACCTCCATCATATACTCTTGGTAAAACTTTTGCGGCTGCCCACTGTCTGCATAAAACTTTTTCTTCCGCTCCATCTCCTTGTGGCCAAACCATGAAGGCCATAGGGGAGTCCCATCGTCTTGTAATGCTTTGTATGTTATTACTTTCCAAGAATAGTCCTCACCTTTTGTTTTAGCTTTTTCATGCCCTGCAAGTATATTTGTAATAAACGCATCGAAGTGCACAGGCGTACCATTAATACGAAGCCGCCCAGTGCCAGGCTCCAAAGCAGGGAAGACCACTGCCGTAACAAGATTTGCGATTTTAGAGCGAGACTCTGGCGTAACGGTATTATTTTCGTCCTCAAAATCGTCGAGGATGATAAGATCGTATCTTTTATGCAGCTTAGCCCCGCCACGTATACCTGAAAGGTTTGACTTCGAGATAAGTTTGCAGCCATTTTTAAGTTCAATGTCATCTTCTGTCCATTTTTTCCCTTTTAAATCACCGAAATAATAACGTATTCTATCATTATATTCCAAATGATATTTTACATAATCCAAGTTTGGTACACTAATTTTAGAAGACGCAGCCACCCATCCATAAAACAATGGACTCTCTGTAAAAACAAAATCATGTACAATTGAACACTTAGTAAGAACTGTTTTGCCATGGCCCCTCGGTAATATTACGGCTAATTGCCGTACGTCTAAATCGTTTAATGCATCACATACCTGATAATGGAAGAAGGGACTTTCACTCCTCATAAAATCATCAGGCAAAAATAACTTGCCAAATGATATCAAATCATTCTTAGCAAGAAGTAATTGCTCTTCCATCTCAGAAACATTATGCAAGTTTATATTAGCCATCTATTTCTTTAGGTCTTTCTGCTGCTTCTACCTGTTCTGGCGTAAATCCTTGAAATAATGCTCCAGTTACCTGAGTAACTTGAGTCTTATTCTTATCTAGATCGGAAGA